AATTATCGAAGTTCCCACCAAAAAACAACAGATGTTTCTGTGCCTTCTATATCTGCTGAATATGATGCTCCTGGTGGGATAACAATCCCCGATATTGATGCCGTTCCTCCCGCTAAAGAGACACTTCCGGCATACATCGTTGTTCCGTTTGCCGATATGCTCGTGGTTATAAAAATAATTGTCGCAGTGTTTGAACTCATAACGACGTTTAACATGATGGGACGCGAAGTTGTGTTGTAATAGGTCACCCCGTTTGTCCGGCTTGTATGAACATCTTGCCATGTCTGTCCCCTCCCTAAAGTCTGCTGTCCAACCAATGCCTGCCCGCCTTCACCCTGTTTCAGCGTCGCATCAGTCGCCCACGTTCCTGCTGTAGCTTCTGTTATCACAATATAGCCGACAACGCGGAAGGGCGAGCTTGTGATTGCCGCAGTGGAATAAACCGTTGAAGCAGAATTTGATGATCCGCTGAGTGCCGTAGAGGTGATTAAGGTCGTTTCATCGAGATTCACTCCGCCAGCTATATTCACGACCGCGAGGACAGGCGTCCCGGCATTGTAGAGAGCAAGAATTGCAAGCATCGCCGGAACTGCATTGACTGTGCCAAGGGTAGCTCCTGATGCAACTGTCAGCGATAAAGCTCCCGTTGCTACAGCGGAATGGACGGTTCCATCTCCAAGGGTTGCGGAACGAAAATCTAATGGAGTGTTCGCAAGGTTGAGTGTCAGGGCGTTTGAACCGACAGAGGCAGAGATGGGGCAAATTTGAGGATACGCACCACTTGGGCCAGTTCCGCCAGGTAACCCCTGTGGCCCTACCGGCCCTGGGGGCCCCGGGGGCCCTGGTATCCAACTGTCCTCGCCTGGCTGTCCTTCCGGACCTTCGATTACCGGCCCAGGGATACCCTGTACGCCAATCGTGCCGGAACTATACGAAAGCAAGCTCCAATTCGTAACCCCGTCACCGACCTTAAATTTGCCGGTATCTGTTTCCGTGCCTGGCTCGCCCGAGGCAAGTATGGGGTTTACGGACGTCCACAATGCCGCTGGGCCTCTGCGTAGCTGTAGCTGGATAACCATTACGTAACCCCTCCGCAATCAAGCGGGCTAACACCGCCGTACGTCGAATCAGGCACCCCGCCATCAAGATCTGCCGCCGATTCTCCTGGCGGTCCAGTCCCGCCTGGCGGTCCAGTCCCGCCTTGTGGCCCCGCACCCCCTGGCGGTCCGACGATCGCCGTGTCGCCCTGAATGTTTTTGAAGTAGGCACGCAAATTAGCGAGAGCATTGGCCGCATCAGCGAAAGTTCTTATAGCCGGAATGACCGGCAGACCATACCCGCTCATAATGGCAACTCCTCAATAGCCCCCGCAAGGAATACGCCATAAACCCCTGCCGTTCCCGTAAGACGCAAATTCATCGTTTCGGTGAGCAACCCAGGAAACCGGAAGGGTTCATCATCGTTTACCGTGAGGGCAATCGTAAACGGAATGTCGGGGTATATAATATCGAGATATACCGGATAACTCGCAGCGAGAGCCTTGCCGCAAGTAAAGGCTGTTTTCCGATATTTGTATTGCTTTGATAAATAATTATAAGACCGAGTACTGCCGGAGCTGTTGCAGAAGGCGACGATATTGCCGCCGATCACCAGGAAGAGTAATCCTACCGTCTTATCGTAGTAACCCGCGAGCGCATATACATCGAGATCCAAAAATTCGCCGGTTTTGAAATCATAGACGAAAGCGCCCGTATATCCGTTGGCAGTGTAAAACCCGATGTATTTTGCTTCCCAATAGTAGGCAAAAATTGTGCTGGGGTTATAATTTAATATCCACTGGTCGCGTGTCATTATCTTTTGGGTCACAACCTCGCGCACCTGAGGACCAACCACAACAAGGCCTTCCGGAGAAGGGTAAACGACAAGGTCGCCCGTATAAATAATGCCGCGTTTCGACATGCAGGAAAATCCAATGTCCATTTTCTCCATGACCATGTTTGACGGGTCATTGCCGACGGTGAGATATGGCTGGCCCTCAGTGAGCACAACGACCGTTGAACCGTACGCACCCAGGCCGACAACCGGCCGGTCAGCGGTCTGTTGCCAGCTCACCGGCCAGGCGTGAGGATAATAAGGAACAGAGAAACACACAGTATTGCCGGTGAAGCCAGCGAGAACTCCGTTAGGCAGCGCGATCAGGCCTTCTATGCCTGTAGGCGGGCCATCCCATTCAAGGCTCGGTAAAACCTCGCCGAGATTTGCGTCGGCGATACTATCGCTGTATGTCGCGGCAGCTACGGCCATAAAGTCCACAAATTGATACTCGGCCGTGCCGGTCGAGTTTTGGTTAGTCCGGTAAATATTCTTATAGAGAATATTGTAAAGACTCCCAGGGTCGACAGGGCCAATGTCCATGCCGGTAATCTCTACCCGATTGCCATCGTAAATGTCGAGCAAGTTTGATGCTGGCGACGGCGGGCCCTCGGAGCCGTAACCGTTCACGTAAGTATAAACGTATGCCCTTGTTTCTTCGGAAGTCGGCGGGCTTCCGGACGGAGTGCCTGCCACAACGCAAGCATTAAGCGGAGCTGGCGGCGATGGGTACCTGAAGGCCTCCGGGTAATTCGTTCCGCCCTGATTAAATAATGTTGAATCAGTGACCTTGAAAATCCCGCCCTCTGTGTAATATACCCTCGAGTATATATCATTAGGCTGCGGAGCGGTTACCGCGTCAACGTCGCTGTTCCATGCAAAGAAGTATAAATCGCCAGTATTGAGGTCGTAATACCGGAAGATCGTTTCTATTGCGCCGGTGAGCGTCGGAGCGCTATCAAGCGAATCTTGCTGATATGACGTGAGTCCGCCCTGGTCGACGCGGCAATCTTCGGCCTCCTGGCTCTTGCCGTCCGGCAGTGCAGCGGGGTCAAGCACAATCGGCATTATCCCGCCAAACTTGTTTAATGAAATTAACATATCAGCCTCCTTCCTTTGTTCCGGCTTCTTTCGCGTTCACTTCCTTTTCGGCCTTCGTCTTGATGCCTATATCCTGATAGAACTTGGCCATGAATATCTTTGCCTTCTCCATGGCGTTCGGTATGGTAGTGCTTTCTGCGAGTGCCCGGAAGATAATGTAATCTATTATAGCCGGCACATACGAAGCGTCTAGCGGATAGTCGTCGAGCGGTGTGTTTATTGCCGGCGGTATTTCCGATTGAATGAGCTTCACTTGCGGCATCTGTGCGGCTGGCGCCATCGGTGGGAAAGTATAAAAGAATTTAGGATTGCGGTTGTCCTTCATGTAGAACTGTACGACGCTGCCGGGCACGGCGGTTTGCCAATCCGGAAATAAAAAATCGATTGACTGCCTTTCGATGACTGTGATAGCGCGGCCAGGCGTAGCTCCGTCCGTTCCCATGTTGCAAACCATATCAAGCAGCTCGATCGCGTCGTCGTTAAGCGTCTGCGTCGCTCCGGCAACCAGCGGCATGACAAGAGTTACGGGATAGGCCTCGGGTTTGAGTGTTACTATCTCATTTACGCCGAGGTTGAGATAGGGGATTAATGAGCTTGGCGGCCATGTCTGCGCTGCCAAGTCTTGGAGTTGCTGCCCCGCAAGGAGCAATATCGTTTGAACAACGGTAAGGCCGGTGGCGGGGAATGGCAGCCCGCTTGCGTTTCCACCATCAAGGGTAGGCATACTCCCTCCTTAGAGGTAGTTGCCGCGCTTTAGTCGCCGCGTATCCGGCAAAAGACTTATTCTCACATTCAGTATAGTGCTCACTTCCCGTTGTATAAAAGCCGCAAAGTCTTTGTCGGCCTCGGGGATTTCTATTCCTTTAAGCAATATCCTCACGACCCCTGCCCGAAAGACCTCATCAAAAAAGCTATTCCAGGGGATTATGTCAGTCTGTAGACTAAAGGGCGACATGTTGATAAAATATCTGCCGGTGATTTTAATACTTACAATTACCTTGGGCCGCACGTACATGGTTGTGCCGATTATTTTATAGGCATTTGGCCTTGGACATGGCAGCTCGCTCGAATCTCCGTAGAGCCCGTACCACTGCCACCATGAATATTCGTCGTGTTCGTCGTCATTGAGATAGCGCGGCCGCATGCGTCGCGCCCTGTAATACGTATCGTTTATCGGCATGTCGGTAGGAACAATAAGAATATACGCACCGGCAGCCAGGCTCATGCCAGCCGTTGCAGCAAGCGTCTTTACTCCCAGGCCCGCCGCAAGTGATGTAAGCGAGGACCCGATAACCTGGGCGTAGCTTCCAGGCACGGCGACGGTTGCGATATCCCA